TTTTTTTAACTGTTTTAAATTATTGTTTTAAAAGCTTATTAATGGTTCCGATGAAATATTATTAAGTTTCATTAAAGCTAGATATCTTATCGCATCTATTGCGTGGTTATGTGTGTCTATTGGCACGTTAAGTGGTTGGTTGTTTTTATCTACTTTCCAACTGTATCTATCTAATTCATATTTAAGGTTATGACTTCTGGATGTGACAAGCATTTCATATTCTTGAAGCAACCCAATACCAAACAATATTGAATCTGGTCCTTTTTTGGTTGGTTTAATATTAACTCCATAACTAAAAACCTCATCAATTGACTTAGGTTCGGCACTGTCGGCATAGACATCATCATGAGGTTTAATATGAGTTAGTAAGGATATGGCTATATCTTTATTGGATAAACCCTTTTGATAGAATAATTCATCTAGTATTAATTTACCATCGTGTTTATAAACAGCTATTGCAGCCGTTGGGTCATTGGTATACCCCCAATCTAGTCCTATTCCAAGAAATTCAGCATTTTCTGGTATCGTGTCAATTTCTGTCCAGTTTTGGAATATGAGACCTTGGAGTCTACCTATTTGTCCTAATCCATATACCTGCCACCAATTTGCCCAATAATCACTAATTTCAGCTTTCTTTCTTTTAGCTTCTAAATCTTGTTTAATTACATCTGGTAGACCCTCGTTATCTAGATAGTTGATGATAAGTAATTCAGCATCATCTTCTGTTAGGACTTCAGTATGTGCCCAGAATTTTGCTGTTGGATTAAAGTCGATATATATATCGCCGCTTGTACGGATGGCCATTGCATCATACGTTCCAAAGTCAATAAGGTTGGCTTCGTTGACATATAAGATATTGCGTCTTGGACCAATGGCCTTATCTCCATCGGCATTTTGGAAGTCTATTGTTGAACCATTGGTGAAGGTATATTTGCGGTCAGATATGTTCCAGTTATTCTCAATCCATCTGTGGGTTTGTTTCATAATTTTAACAAAGTCTTTCATGCAGCCAGCCTTGAGGTGGGGCACTGTTGGTGCCACTACTGTTATGTCAATTGGTGAGTCAGACGTTATTGCCTCGTTTATGAGGATTGGGAGAATACCATACGTTTTACCAGTTATTTGCCCCACATGTAATACATGTGGGGCCAGACACCAGCGCTAGTTCCACCCTGAATGACCTTTTTGCGTTTGGTCATTGCTCGGATTTTACCTATCGCTGTTGTGTAAATAAAGCTCATTTTAAAAATATTTAAATTGATGTATTAGGTCCAAATAAAGGTTGTTCACCAACTATGGTATTGGTAATTTGTTTTGGTGCTTCGAATCCTAACATCCTATTGATTATTTCAATCGCTTTTAAGGCTGTTGATGGATTGGTCTTTTTGGTATTATTCTTAATCTCTATTAGGTCTTGAATAAGCGACTCTTTTGTTACAGATAACTCTTTGGCTGTCTCAGCTTGTCTTCTTTGAATCTCGTCCTTTATTTGTGGTTTTTGGAGGTTTTCTGAACCTATCTTTGCAGCGGTGTGTTTTGAATAACCAGAATCCAAGGCAGCTTGAGTTGCATTACCAGTTATTAAGTAATGTTCAATGAATCGTTGTTGTTTAAGGTTAAGCATATTAATTATTGTTTTTAACAAATTCTTTAAATGCATTATTTATTCTTATCCTCATTGTTGTTATATAGTTTTGGTTGATTCCAAACTTTTGTGATAATGCTTTAATAGTAGTAATATGGTCAAGATATATGGCGTCAAATAATCTTCTATCAACTTGGTTGAGGGTACGTCTAAATTGCATCATAGTCGTTTTTTGTTGTTGATGTCTCAATTCTAATTCTACTTTATCTTCGTAATCTTGTTGGTCATCTTCATCAGACATATCATATTGAAGTGGTTCAATATCTTGTGTTTTTTCGCGATACATTTTATTTATTTGGCTTTCTGACCACGATATGTTTTGGCTGGCATAGTTGATAATCACTGATTCTATGTTATTTGGTGATAACGTGTCTTTATATTTAAGTAGGTGCTGATAGGTTAGAGATATTAGCTCTTCCAAATCCCATTGGGTAAATGGGCGTTTTTTCCATTTAATATTGGCTATTGCCTTATGAATGGTATTGTAATTGGTTGTGAAATATGTATCAATATCTTGCTTATCCATTATTTTCAACAAAAGCTTTGGCTGCTTCATAGACTCTAGTTATATTTATTTTTTTGCATAAACATCCCATGGTAATGGGATGTCCAAGACTTTTCATTATTTTTATTAATTGTGTTGCTCCAGCTTGTGTTTCTGGTTGTTCCAGTATGTTTATAAGTGTTTCCATTTTTTTAGATTGTTTTGATAAATTGTTCGAAAGCTTCTAAAAATTTTTCCATTTTAGATTGTTTTTCTTCCAATTTTTTGATTGTTATTTGTATTTTAGAGTCAATGTATGCAGTATGAATTGCATTTGACATAAATCCTTCATTTCCCATTTAGTTTTTTTTTTATTTGATTTTTTGCACTTTATTTGCTTTGGATAGGCGTAAATGATAAACTTCTTTGTCTACAAGTGTGTGGTCCCATTCTGACTTTGGTAGTTTTTTGATTGATTTTGTTAATTTATTTAAGTCTTCTTGAGTCAGCAACCACATTGCCAGTATGTTGTCGTTAAATATATTGATATATGCTATTGTGTGTGTTTCTTCATTTTGTTTTATTTTTTTTGATTGGGTGAATATTAATTTTGTCTTTTCACACTCTAAAAACCACTCCCCGAATTCATCACTGTTTTTGTTCCTATATTTTATTTCACCAAGTAATTTATAATGGTTTTGATAGTCAAAAATAACATCATAGTGGTCGTATTTATGGTCCGTGTACCTGTCAATAAATGTGTCTTGGTTTTGGGTGGCAAAGTGAAGGAACATCGCTCTCCCTTTTGCTTCGTCATCTTGTATTTGCTTTTCTTTTTGATTCATATTTTTTTTTATTGTTGTTGTTATAGTAATAAATATGTAGATATTTTAAAAAAACCTGGATAAAATTAGTTGACCAACTAATTTTTTCTTAGTATATTTGTAAAAACAACGAAAAACAACGAAAAACTATGAAAAAAGAAATAATTGGTGGTGAGATAATACGTAATTTATCTAATTTAGAGATACCAGTTAAGATTGGTACTATCGACAAAAATAAAATGTCCAGCGTATATTTGGAATGGGGTCTATGGATTACCCCACTAAACACTAACATAATTAAGCTATGTCGTGTATTAGACCATCATATGCGCATTGTCATGCGTGATATTGTTAAGGATAATTGTGGTGATGGATGTAGTGTTTTATTTAATCTAGAATATCCGCAGACTGAACATCTACAAGATGTAGGTATTAACTCTTATGTTCGTTTTGAGATTATGATTTTATTTCCTGACGGTGTTGGTTATAATTATAAGGATTTGCGTTTTGAAGAGATGGGCGAAGATTTGATTAATTGGTTAGTTGGGCGTGATGATATGGAGTGTTATAAGTATAGACTGACACGTAAAGTAAAAGGGACTGTTTAAGTCCCTTTTAATTTATCTAACACTTGTTTAATGTGGTGGTGTATACCTTGTTTTGTCATCCCCCGTTCCTCACCAATTTGTAACATTGTTTTTTCATTTAGATAGTGGTCTAAAAACATATCCTTTTTATATTGTGGTATTTTAAGCAATTTAAGCTTCATTAGGACACTTTGTAACCTTTCTTGGTCTTCCTCTTCGTTTTGGTCAATTGGAGTGGCTAGAATGTCCTCTATTGTCATTTTTGAATCTTCACCAATTTGAGTATTTATGCTAATTGTACTTGGGTTGGTTGTTTCATCCTCATTATTTACTACCCAGTTAGGTAGTCTAATTGTACGTAAATAATTGGTTAAGTAGTCCTTCATTGCGTATTTTATGATTGTAGTATAGTAGCTTTTACCATCTTGTGACTTGGCTGGGTCATAGGTTTGTTCAGCCATCCATATTTTAACACGGGCTTCTTGGCATAGGTCATCAAAAATATCTTGGCCGCAAGCATAAGCATAGCTATAGGCTAGTTTTTGGATGTATCTTTCATATTTTTTGATTATATCTGTCACGTATGTTAATATATTTTTCTTTTAAATTTGCAAAACGTTTTTTTATTCTAGCATTGGTTTGTCGTTTGAAATCGTTAAAGGTATTGTTTTGTAGTTTATTTTCCTCCATTATCTCCTTGGTTAACATTTTTGTATCATGGTATTCACCAAGATGATAATACTGTTTATATGCATTTACTTTATTCTCATATAACCTATCATTAAAGCTTGGGGTAGATAGTATTTGTTTAACGGCAAGGTCAAATAGGTATTTATCATCTCCTGGTAGGTATTCCTCGACCACATTATCTTCATATTCATCTATCTCTTCATTAAACCCTCCCCCTTCAACTGGTTGGAGATATTCGGTATAGTAAAGGAATGGGTCATTTGGGTCCTTTTTATCCTGTGGTATGTAAGTGACCCTTACTGGTATTCTCACCAAACGTGAGTGTTTATCTATGCATTGCAACTGGTAAAAGTTGATATTGCCAGTTACGTAGGCCACAAAGCTTGAGTTACCACTACCATCTTTGATAAATTCCTTATTATACCTAGATAGACTTGACGCCAATCCGTAATATCCAGCTGATTCTATTTGGTCTTTAAATGCCCAACATCCTCTTTTTTGGCATAGTTTAACGGCATTGGCTTGTATGTACATATGGAAATTGTATTTATCCATCATTTCATTGTATTCTTTTGTTGTCATTTTAAAAAAACTATTTAATATAAATACAAAGAAATTTTGAAAAGTACATAAATAAAAATAAATTACATTTGATTGCTCTAGGTTAAAAATGCAGATTTATGTTTCCACTTATATTAGTCATTTTAGACCTCCACAAAAGTACCTTCTTTTCTTATAATAATATAACCAAAATGCGAAGGTGTTAATATACACATTATCAACAGATTAACTATTT